CGGGGATTGTTCGGGAGCTTCTTCAATTCATTCAGCTTGCGGTATTGCATCTATTCAACCCCCATATCCGGCATACGCGGCCCCTCGCTTCCGATTTGCGCCTGCATTTCTTCCAGTGATAAATCGCTTGCGATAAGCTCAACCTTTTGCAGTTGGTCAAAAAGAACCTGCATTGATATTGCCCCAGTTTGCCAAGCAGATACAAGCGCCGACAATTCCTGCGGGGTCATCTCTGGCGGCAAAAACTCTTGATTCAATTCCACGGTGCATTCGTTATCTGAACCCGCCCATTTGCTGAACAGCGTCAAGGCCTGTGTCAGCGCCCGGCTAATCGTGGACGCAATAGAGGACAGCACGGAGCTTTCGCCCGCCCGGTGAATTTGGGCCGTCTGCGCGGTTTCCGTGGCCTTCTTTTCGGCGGTTAGAAGCCGCGCACCCAGAATGGCCATTTGCTGTTCGGTTCTTTCCAGCTCTTGCACGATTGCGCCCAATCCCTGCCCGGTGTATTCCAGGAATGACGCCTTCGCCTGCGGGTCGGGAAGCACAAGAAAATGCGCCGCGCCGACATAGAGCTTGTCGCTTTCGTTTTCTGGCCGGTAGCCTGTAATAACGCCCGTGGGCAGGCCGGTGAAGTGGAGGCCGTGCTTATGATCCGCGCTCATGCGGTAGTGGTCGAGGTTGAGGTCAACCAAGTCCAGGAGAGGCGGGAGGTCAAGCTGCGGCGTCGTGTCATCAACGCCCAGGAAGAAGAACGGGATGAAGTCAAGCGGCTTGCCGGACATAACAGGGAATATATCGCCGCCTATCTGCTCGTCTTCGCCCTTATCATCAATGCGGAATACGCGGACGCGATAAGCGCCATTAAAGAGGTCAAGCACCCTGTAGCGCGTTTCCGTCTTATGCTCAAACTCGTTGCCTTCCAGCGCGGCTTCCTCGGTCAGCACCACCAGCGTCAAGACGGTTTTGTTGCCGATCCACGCGGTTTTCCAGTTGATGATATTTTCAGCCTCATACCGTTGCATGACAGGACGAAGATTCAGCTTTGCGGCTTCGGCTGCCGTCATCCCCGCGGTGGATTGCGAGGGGTAGTCAACGAGAATCCCGACGCGGCCCACGGTCAATGTTTCCATCGCAATCTGCTGGGCGAATGTCAGAAACGACACGCCGGACATGGTGACATCTTCCAGAAGGGCATTGACGCTCTCGGATGTTTCAACCACCGGCGGACGGCGAAAGAGCATCCCGGTGAGCGCCTGAATCGTGCGCCATCCTGCATTGAAGAACTTTGCGCGGTACTTGTATGCAGCATATTCCGTTTCGTCTTGTTCTTTCAGGCGGGGGAGGTACTTTTCCCCGGCGGCCTTCACAGAATCCCCGCCCGCGATACAATCCCTGCAGCGCTGCCATTTTGTAGCCATTGCATCATATTCGGGGTGCGTCTTACTGACTTGGCTTTTCGTTTCCATTTTGGGTTTCTCCTTATATTCCGACGATTTTCAATCTGCTCATTGGCCGGGGATTGCCTTCCAGTTTTTTCAGGTCATTCAGTTTGCGGTATTGCATCGCGCTCCTTTTGCCATGTTGTCTTTTGCCCAAAGAGGCTGAAGATTATCAAGGGCGTTGATTATGGCCGGGTCGGTAATTCCGTTTTTTATGAAATGGGCAAGTGGAGTCTTGTGATCAATGTGCCAATCTCCGTAATTTTCCCACGCCATCCCCTCTTGAAATTGGCTTTCAATTCTATCTACAAGCTGAGCATACGAGTAGGGAAGATAGTCTTGAGTTCGTTTATATTTCACCTGTCCCGCAACCCCAAGAGCGCGGTGGAGCATCCGCCGGCAGATCAGAGACATTCTAAAAACAGGGTCAACCTGTGCCCGTTTCTTTCTCCATTCCCTCTTGTAACTTGTCCGCTCTGTTGCGTGTTCTGCCTGATATGCAAGCGCCTGCTTCTTAATACGTTCCTTGTTTTTTTGGTAATATATCGGGTTTCTCTCCCGCATCTTTTCAAGGCAGAATTCGCGGTTTTGAGCATGGAAGTCTTTTGAATGTTGACGGTACATTTCCTTCACCCTGTCTGTCCTTCTCCATGCAGCCTTCTTTTTGAGACTTTCGGGGAGCCGTGAAAATTCACTCATGCAATCAACGCACCCGCCGGAGGTGACGTGCCTTTTCGTGACATGGCCACGCTTACATGGGACGCCTGTGAAGTAATACGATTCACCGGCTTTTATGGCGTCTTGTCTTGATATTTTTTCCATGTTTTCTTGTACCATAAAACGCCCTTTTAATCAAGATAATTCTATACTTAAATACCGACAATAGCCATGCGACTCATGCGTTGGTTCATGGGGTATTCATAGGAAATAAGATAAGCCAGCGCATCCGGTAAGTGATCAAGGCCCATGTCTTTGTCCGGTTGAGATGTCCCCGCCTTAAAGGTGAGGCCATCTAAGCATTTAATGAGTTGTTTACAGCGCGGGTGAATGAACAAACGCCGGTCGCCCGCCGCGTTTTTCAGCATCGCGTTAACGAGGTTATTCCTGTCCACAACCAAGGGGGCCGCGTTGGGAGCCAATACCCTAAAGCCATGCGCTGCCAAAATACTAAAATCTGTCACGCCTACCGGGGAGCTGGTTTTACGGGATTTCCCTGAAGGGTCAGGATAAGCCAAAACCCGCCGATTGGGATACTTGTGCTGGATTGCTTCAGCCATAAGTTCTGTGTTTCCGTTTTGAATTGTCACTTCATCTATAACGTGAAATTGGTTGCCCGCCTTGACTCCGATCACTGCGGACATGGGCGCGATATTGAAGTCAAAACCGCAAAGTAGCTCCGCGCCGGTATCCACAAGGTCGGCAGATACATTCAAATTGCGGTCAAATTCGTAATACACGCGCCCGGTCAAGCTCTCGAAGCTGGCCTCGTATTCCTGTTTATAGGTGCGTTCATCAAGGTCAAGGCGTGCGGCTTCAAGTTCTTCCGGCGGTACGTTCCCCCCGTCCGCTGTGGTGAATTGCCACGCCTTCCAGTCCGGCTTTGAATCCGCCTCAATCCAAAGGTCGTATAGGTGATTGAACCCGGCAGGCGTGCCGATGAACAGCGCCGAGCCTAATTTATCGGACAGCGCGGGCCTTAAAACCTCCGTCCATACCTCCGCCGCCATGTCAGCGTATTCGTCCAGCACAAGGGCGTCCAGGCCGACACCTCTCAAGGAATCGTAGTTATCAGCACCGCGCAGGGCAATAATCGAACCGTTGATGAGCGTCAATGACAGGTCTGTTTCGTTCCGGCTGGCAATAGCTTCTTGCGGCAGAAAACCTCTCAACATTGACCAGGCAATCTGTTTTGCCTGCCTGTATGTCGGTGCTGTGTACCAGCATATCGAGTTTTGCTTATTGTAGGCAACGGCTATCAGTGACCAGAGAGCTAGGACTGTTTTACCGAATCGCCGTCCGGCAACGACGACTTTAAACCGGGACTCATCCCGAAATATTTTACTTTGCGCCTTCGTCATTTTCAAGGATCAGCACCAATGGATTTATTGCAAGTTCATATTTTTTTGGTTCATTAAATCCATGCATTGCATTTAATTCTTTAATCGCTGCAATTTTGTTATTGTCAAGGGTTGAAGGCTTCAATGCGATTGAACCAAGGATTTGAATGCTCATCTCACGTGTCCACAAATATTTCTTTTCAATGGCTTTTTTTAGTTCTTCGATTCTTAGCTGGATATTAGTCTTGTCTAGCATCCGAGAAGCAGCAACATAAATACCTGCGCTTTTCATTTTGTCGGCGTCATATGCAAGATTATAGGCGTCATATGCAGTTTTACCATCCGCGATTGCCTGGCAGAATTTTTCTTGCTTTGCTGTTAGCTTTATCTTTGCCATGTGCCATTATATGACTTCCAATATATACATGTCAAGTTTTTTTATCAACAGGCACCAAAAGCCCTGATTTGTCTAAGTATGTATTATATAAGGCATTTTTGCTACCACTGTTGATAACCTTGTTGATAACAGGTATTACTGGTTATTTTCACCGGTTTTTGGGGTTTTTCCACGATGGGGCATTTATGGGCTAAGGTGCTGATTTATAAACATTATTAGAGTTATCAACAGGTTTCAGGGGTGGTTATTTCCCCAAATTGGCACCCCCTCACGATTTGCAAACTTTTTTTATTTTTATTTTTATCCTTTTAAAAACAGATACTTACGGTGTTTTTGCAAAATTAATGCGATGTGGCACAGCTATTGCTCTTATATATAATCAATAAAAACAAAGGTACCCGGCACCTTAGCCGGGGAAGGATCCACGGCCGTAAGCCCCGACCTCACGGCGGGCGGGCAAAGGAGAAAAAAGATGGAAAAGAGGTGCATCATGACTAATCTTACAACAGCAGAGCGTCGCCGATGGGCGACGGATATGAGGACATATTGGGCTGATACAAGATCTGCCGATAAGGCAGAGGCACACGCTAACCTGATGATTGCCAAAGCCGATCTCGATGACGCCGAGGCGGATAGAGAGACAATTACCGCCGACAAGGCAATTGTGGAGTATAATATACCGATATTAGGCAGATACACTGTGTCAGGCGCAATGGAGCGCACTTACGATTGTTGCTACGACAACGCGATGGCTGATTATTGTGAGTCACGCGGTATTTTTACCGCCTGGGAATGGAGAAACGACCCCACGGCGGAAGAGCATTGCGGCGAGCTTGTGCGACTGTATATCGGCAGCAGAGAGTCCGGGCCGGAAGCGCAATATAATGCTTGTGATAGGACATGGTATAAGCTCACAAGCCGGGGCAATTTCGGCAAAAAATATGCTTGCGGCGGAAATTGGAGATCGGAAAAATGCACCGGCAATGATGTGCCGGAAATCTATACAAAATTACAGGAGGTTATTATGGATTACAAAAGGATCGAGCGGGCAAAAGTAAAAGTAGCAGCGGCAGAAAAAAGAGTATTTGCAGCACAGCAACGCGAGATGTCTGCAGCTTACTTCCGGCAGGCAGAACACCCGATATATGCCGGCCAAGAAATTATTTGCGCCAACAAGGGCGCAGTGGTCGAGGCTCTTGCTGCTAAAACGGAAGCGGAGGCGGATCTCATGGAAGCACAAGCAGGGTTGTAATTAACAGCAAAAAAGGTACCCCGGCACCTTAGCCGGGGGAGGAGAAAAAAATGAGTAGCAGAAAAATTGATTACATTGTAGTTTTAAAACTTTCTCTTGATTCCGTATTTAACGTGAAATCTGATACTTTACTTCCGGTGACCGATTCCCCAGAGAGCTGGGATTGGGCAGAAATAATTGGGGAAAAAGTAGAATTGCTGTCTTGCCAAAAAATGATGGAAAAGGAGGAAAGAAATGACAAATAAATGGATTGAAAAAATTGAATACCTTGAGTCATGCCTGCGGGCAGCAGACTACAATGTGCAGGAGAATCAAAAATTACTAAAGCAGGCCTGGGAAGAAAACTCCCGGCTGGCGGAAGAAATTGGAAAACTGAAAAATGCTCGTGAACAAAAAATTACGAGTGGTGGAATAAAAAAATTGGTAATAATCGCACTTGTTATAATGATGACAAGTGGATGCTCATCTATAAAAAATAACGTAAAATTATGGGATAGACATGATACGGCCTATCAGGCAACATACTTAACATTAACTACTATCGACTGGGCGCAAACGCGCTGGATGACAAGGCAAGACTGGCAGTGGGATGGAAATAATTACAAAGAGTTAAACCCTCTATTCCTAGACAATAAACCACACACGGACGCCACCTGGCTAATTCCGGTTGGGATGGCATTGCACACCGGGATTGCTATGGCCTTGCCTAGGGAATCTAAAATATGTGGTTTAAAACTCAATCCAAGACGCATATGGCAGCTCCTATTTATATCCGGGGAAATCGGGGCAACAATTAATAACTATTCCGCTGGAGTCAAGATAGAGTTTTAAGGCTTGTGGGCGGGCAGGCAAAAAAAACGGCATGACGGGGCAGGCAGAGGGCAAAAACATGGTATTTTATCCAGACAACGAACCTGTTTTTGCCTCCTGTACCTGTTATTGCATTTTAGCCTCCTATTTTTGTTTTTTTTAGTAGTCTGCCTACAACCCCATGCCTCTACCCCACTTTATCGCGTTCTACAAGTTTAAACGCGCGTGTACCCCACTTCTTTTTCCGGTCTGAAGCGGGGTCTTGCCCATTCTGAACGGGTGCAGGTCGCAATCCGTTGTTTGGCATTCCTCAACGGCCCAAAAACTACCTCCCATGCAATCAACACAATTACGCCGGATTGCCCTTACATTTCCCCTGCCATGAAGCCGCAGTTTAAACAGCGCACAGGGTTTTCTGGTCGCCATGACCATTTCGCCGCCGCAATCCGCAATAATTCTTTTCAGAGAGCTATTTACGCAATTTTGGCAGAAGTGCCTGATTGCCTTCCCTGATGTTATGTGACTCATGTTAAACCTCCTATTTTTATTTTTCTTCATTTCCCGCCCAACACGGCCTGACAGTTTAACCTGTCCGATGTGAAATATCTGATCATGGTTTCTTTTGTGACACCGTATTTTTTAGCCATTATCGGGAGGCATTTTAGGATCGCTTTATAATTGTTGTCCGCTTTAGTTTCCATTTTGGAAATTTCTCCCTGATAATTGAATATAACTTTATATTTATTCATCTTTAATTACCTCACACAAATAACCATTCTTTTTTTCAAGATAGACAACCCATTCCATAATCCCCGTTCTCCTGTGAAATTCTACACGGGCCTTGGCTGTATTCTGCCCTTCTTTCGGTGTTCGCTTGATCATAATAACGCAATCGCTTTCCTGCGCGATAAAAGACGAGTCCCGTAAATCACGATAGCTTAAATCCTCACTTTCATTTTTACCGATATGCGCTAGAAGGAAAATCACAAAATCATTATCCACAGCGAATCTTTTAATGCGTCGTACGATAGTACCAATATCAAGTGATGTATTTTTAACTCGCGCCATATCAATCAGGTAGTGAAGATGGTCTATAAAGAAAACTCTTGTGTTGTATTTAAAATATGCCTCAAGACATCTTTCCTGAAACCAATTAAAATCTTGCGCCTTGTTTTTTTGAGGTAAATAAAAAAGCGGCAACACGGGAAACTGATCTAGAAATTGTCTTGCAGGCACTTCATAACTGAACCATCCGGCATACTCTTTGTGCTTTGAAAAGTTAACCGTGAATGATTGAGCCAAAAGTGTCTTGCCCATTTTCGTTGGGCCGGAAATAACAATCAACTCGCCATCCCTAAACCCTTCACAAGCACGGTCGATTCCCGGAATCCCTGACTTTATGGAAACATATGGAGTCTTTTTTTCATTTAAGAGTTTGTCACGCAATTCGTAGGAGGTGACAACTCGATCATCTTCGTTATAACAGGTGAAGCTCTCCTTGTCGCTGTTCGTAATCTTCAAGTTCTGCGCGGTATTTTGTAATACGTTCATTTGCAGCCTCCAGTTCAATTTCTGCATAAGTTAAAAAATACTGAAACCATTGATTTATATCGTCATGGGCACTTGCCATTTTACCTTCCAGTAATCTCTTAAAATCCCCAATTTCCCTTGCATAATAATTAATATTCTCCAGTTCGTAAGGGATCCAAAGATTTTTTATTTGTTGTGCTTCGTAAGCGTTTACCATGATGATTTATTTTCCTCTGTCAGTTCAACTTCCCACATTTTCCCCTTTATCCAGCGTTCCGGATCTTTCCATTCCGGCCTGAATTTTCCACCAGCGTTTTTCCGCCACTCAATTTGTTTTCTGATTGCCTCAAGGATTATTTCAATAGTCGGTCTTCCACCACTCAGTTTTTGCCAGTTATCAAAAGCTGTTTTTTTCGATCCTGATTTTTTAGGGTACTTTTCCCAAAAAGAAAGAAAGTCGTTTGAATAAACGCCTAGTGTTTTTGTCTTTTGTATAGTGTCTTTTGTATTAGTGTCTTTTGTGGGTACCATTTTTGGCAACGACGGATTACCATTTTTGGCAACACCAATTGCCATTTTTGGCAACGTTGCCTTTTTTGGCAATGGCCTCCATGCGGCATAATCTTTAATAAATTTATATACTTTTGTTTTATCGTTGCCATTTTTGGCAATGCCGTTGCCAATATTGGCAATACTTATAATGTTTTTCGCCAACAAACCTTTAATTGCTCTTATAATGTGCGGCTTCTGAATCCCAGTCATATCCGCAAATTGTGATATAGAAATTGCGTCTTCACATTTATTCCAGCCGTAAGTTTTACGCAGAATACAATCCAGTATTTGTCGTTCTTCACCAGATATTCTTGTTCTGCAGAAAGCGTCATAAATATCATTGGCAATTTTTATGTATCCGTTTTCAAGTTGTGGTGAACTCATTGAATCGTCCCAATATTATTCGCCATGCAAAATCCCCTGACATGGTGGAACCCATACCGGTTGGGTTTTACTTATGGCTTTATATTATATTTTTTAGCAACAGCGTTTATTTGATCCATTCTTACTTGATAAACTTCATAACAAATCCCCCAAATTGCGTTAACAAATGATTCTTCTAAAATATTGTCATTTGAAAACCTATAGATAGGAAGACCATATTTTGACAAAAGGATTGAATCTCTTTTTTCGTCATAATTTTGTTGTTTTTCATGGATACTTCCATCAATTTCTATCCCAATTTTTACATTTGCGTGAGAAATTACAAAATCAACAATATACGGCTCAAATATCACCTCCTTTTTTATGTTGAAAAAGAAAATACTATTCGCTATCTTGTGTATAATAGTTTCCGCCGTTACTGCTGATTTTGTGGATTTAATAAGATTTTCATAACTATATGTTTTTAATTTATGACGGTATTTCTTGTATTTCTTGCGATATAATTCTGCTTCATTAGGATACTTATCAATATCAAATAAACACATTCTGCATAAATAATTTTTTCTAGCATAAATTTTTCCTTGTGTTATATCCCATAGTTCCTTCCCGCATTTCATGCAATTATTCATCTTCCCTCCAAACAAAACGAGGCGCACCTATGGCGAGGTATTGCAGTGGTGGTCTGCTCACTGGATTTCTCCAGACCATAGGATACGCCTCAAATTGTATGTTGTTTGATTCCACCATAGAATCTTACCTCTTGACCGTAACTTAGCACACCCCCTGTACCGGATGCAAGTGTTTTTTTTAGGCCGCTGATTAGCTACGCTGGTTCAGCAGGACGAAACCTCGATTGACATATTCATTGGTTCACTGCCGCTTGGCGGTAAACTTGTTTTGATAGTTCTTGATTCTTTCTTGAGCCATTGTGCAGTATTGGGAAGAATGTTCAGCGCCTATCCATTCACGATTTAATATTTCGGCAGCTAGCGCCGTTGTGCCCGATCCCATAAATGGGTCAAAAATCACACCTTCATTTGTTGCGGCTATGCATCTTTGAGCTAATTCTATTGGAAATGGTGCGGGATGTTTATTATCCCGCGCTTGAGGTATGTCCCATACATCTCCTTGACAATTAGCCTTCGGAGCTAATTTAAAGTCTGGTTTTGCTATCAAATAGATTACCTCATAGGTAGGCAGAAAATATCCCGGGTTGAAATTAATCCCGCCCTTACGTCTCCATATGATGATCTGACGAACAGGAAAGCCATCAACTATATCCGATCTGTGTTGAAGCAATCCATTTTGAACCCGCCATTTATGATTATAGAAAATAGCTCCGTCTTTTCTTAAAACGCGCATCATGGCATTAAGGCAATCTCTTTGCCATGCGACATATTCACCATAAGGCATATCGTCTGCATGATCTTTATAACCGTTTAAAAGCGCGGCTTGCGGCCATTTACCACCGGAACCGTTTTTCAATCCGTTGCCAGTGCTGTTTTTAATATTATACGGCGGAGACGTGACAATAACACTGATACTTTCTGCCGGGAGAACCTTCATCAGCTTCAGGCAATCCATGCAGTTAATTTTACCAATCCATTGGGCTAACGCTTTATTTTCTTGTGGCATGAGTTTACTCTTCACGTCTTGATTTAAACTTTTCAGGCCAGCGGGCTTCCCTGTACAATTTTAATGCCTTCTTGTATTCCTTCGTGCCGGGTTCTATGTGAATATTTTTGGCAGGATTATATACTTGCGCTTTACAAGCACCGCACAACTTCCCGCCGACCAGCCACTTGACCCTCCCGCAATTACAGCATTCCTTCACCCTGTATTTTTTTTGGTAACCATACGATTTTTTTCCGTGATAGTCGCAAGACCTTAGATAGTAAGGAGTTATTTTCTCCAGTGTTTCCCCGCATTTAATGCAAATGCCATGATTAATAAAAGGTGACCCGCAGCGCGGGCATGTATTAGTCACGTTTTCACTCCAATTCACACTCCAATTTTATAAGTAATGGGATAGTTTTTTGTAGCACTCCAGCTTCCAGGCAGCAGTGTTCTTCTGGACTCTATTGCGCTCTTCACGCAGCCGGTCAAAAAACTCTTCCGTCCGCACGCCAGTTGCAACCAGGCGATCCTTGAACGTAGGATCATTATGGGCAGAAAAACTTCCTAATGAATGATGGACGCCACATAAACATATAGCATTGTCAAGGCTATACCTTAAACTTGCGTGTCTTCTCGAAAAGATATGGTGGGCGTGAAGTTGAGTAGCTCTTGTTGTGCAATCCGCAACCTCGCATTTCCATCCCGCTCGTTCTTTACAAATATCGGCCCATAATTTCAGAAGTTTCTTGTCTGTCATTTTAATTGCCATTTTTAAGCCTCCTCGTTCTCTCCCCCTTGCAGTCCGCACAAATTTCCACTTGCCTGATATCCATCCAAACCTTGCCGCAGGCCCGGCACTTGCATTGGATTCTGCTTTTGCGTTTTTTCATCAACACAACCATAGCCTTTCTTCTTCAATGATTTAATTTTCCCGTAAATAATCGACGGACGCGCCCACTCTCTTTGAAAATTACTGCCGATAAAATCCGGATTTCTATATCCATCATCGCGCCGCCACAACATAGCCATTGGCGCAAATCCGGCGTCTATTGTTTGAATCATTCTTTTCGCGGCTGCTTCAACCGTGTCGCCCTTATATCCGCAAAGAACATAACATCGGAGCGTATGTCTCTGTGTTGTGAAACCGGCATCAATCAGCATTTCACCGGCTTTTTGCAATGGTTTAAGATCATCCGGCGTATCGTATGCAAAAAACATCTGCTTAATACGCAAGTCCCGTAAAAATTGCGCCCACTTCCACGTCAACCTCGCGGCCTCTAATCCACCCGTGAATTCAACGGGATTCTTCTGCCACGACAGCATCGAAAAGACATTCATTATGTGATCGTCAGAACAGGCAAGCAGGTTATCATCAAGAAGGTTGTTTCCTTCAGTAATTGGCAGTTCGCGAATTACCTGCCCCTCCCTTTTCCATGCAGAGCAAAACCAACATTTATTCTGGCAACCCCGCGACGTTATGACATAACCTTTTTTTAAATACATTCCCGGAACAAAATCACCACCACGAGCCCCCGTTGCTGGCCCGCCGATACAAACCGGCGCGACAACCCGCCATTGTTTCGCTAAATATTCCGCCCGCTGTAAATCCCAAGTAAAACAAACAGAAATATGCACTTCATCTGCCTCGTCAAAAAAACCCGGCGTGGTATTAATCCGGACGTTTTCATCAATAGGCGTTGCTTTTGTTTTTCTTGGAAATACACGAATGATCTTCATATTTATAATTCCGTCCATAATAGGCAAAAATCTTGTCCCAGCTCCTTATATTGCCTGGTGACTTGCCGTTGACGATCCGCCATAGCGATATGTAGTTGATCTCAAGCCTCTTTGCCATCCGGTAAATAGATGTATTTTTTGTATCAGCGATTAATTTTTTCAGTATTCTTTGTCTCATATCGTCCCCTCCGCAATTATGATATTACAAAACAGAAAACAAAGCAAGAAAAAAATTATATTCAAAAATGAAAAATATTTCTTGACAAGTTCCCTTGCTAATGCTACTCTACGTCAACCCCAAGCTGTAAAGGTTCTTGCGGATAGGCACTCATACCTGATTTTTATCAGAATAGAATGAGAATAACAAGCAGACACGTGGGGAGGTAAACGGCGGGAGAAGGCCACACCAGGCGGATTGGCGCGAGGGCCGGGCGAATGACTAATAAGAAAGGAGGTAGCATGAAAGAATTGGTAGTTTACGAAACGGAGCCGTTAAGCGCGCAACAAATTCAATCGCAGGTCAACCTGATCCAGGAAGTCATGAAATCCATAATGAAAGAAGGTGAACATTATGGAAAAATCCCCGGTTGCGGTGACAAACCGTCATTGCTTAAACCCGGAGCAGAGAAATTAATGTTCACCTTCCGACTGGTCGCAGATCCAGAGGTCGAAGTCTTTGACCTATACCATCCAACAGTGCAGGGACACCGTGAATATCGTGCGAAAGTCAAAATTTCGTCGATTAACGGGATATATATGGGTGGCGGAATCGGCTCATGCTCCACGATGGAAAGCAAGTATCGGTTCCGTGGCGGCGAAAAGATTAATACAGAAAGGCCAGTCCCGAAAGAATATTGGAACCTGAAAAAAGAAGGAAAGAACGCAGAGGCACAGGCATTAATCGGAGGTGCCGGATTTAGTACAGGGAAGTTTGATGGTGCCTGGATGATTTGCGAAATCGGGGAAAAGACGGAGTACGACAATCCAGCAGATTTTTACAACACGACCGCGAAAATGGCAAAAAAACGCGCACTGGTTGACGCAGCGCTAACTGTTACGGCGGCATCGGACATCTTCACACAGGATATCGAGGAACTTGTAGATAATGGTGTTATGAAACCGAAGCAGGAAGCAAAAAAAGAACCTGTTAAACCTCCACAGAGAAAAGCAGAGACATGCGAAACAAAAGACCCGGACGAGCCGGCTACAGAGCCGCAGGTCAAAGCTATTCAATCGCTATTCGGCAAACTCGGAGTTAAGGATGACTTTGAAAAACATTCCAAAGCGTCACGTATGGCCGGGATTCCCGAACCGGAA